TTAAGCATAGTAATTAAAGATATATTCAGCTATTCAAGTAAGCATGTTATGGTAATACTAAATTATAAAGCAGATATGTATCAACCCATCATTAAACAACTAAGCAAATACCCAAGACACTCCTTTTATTTTAATGCTTAAACTATATTTAGAACAGGCAAAGTTACTTCATCTAAATGATAAAAAATGGACAGGCACTACAGTAAGACAATATATACCCACCATAAATAAATTACGCAAAGATTATAACTTACAAACGATGTTAGATTATGGCTGTGGCAAGGCACAGCATCATGACCTTACTTGGAAAGCCACTAAGTATGATCCAGCTATCCCTGAGTTTAATGTTAAGCCTATAGGCACATTTGATTTGGTTATTTCAACAGATGTATTAGAGCATATCCCAGAAGAAAATATAGACAATATTATTGCAGACATATTTAGCTATCAAGGCAAATGGGTATTTGTTTCTGTATGCTGTAGAGAAGCAAGAGAAATATTACCCAATGGAATGAACGCACACGCAACTGTTAAGCCTGAAGACTGGTGGAAAGATAAGTTTAATAAATACAAAGATTATCAACTGGTATTCTCAAGATAATGTTTGATCCATTTACTTACATGAAGGATAAGGATTTATTAGTTATAGGAAATGCTGTACCGGACAAAGAACCTGACTATTCAAAATATAATTGCATTGTAAGAATGAATCTTGGAATCAAAACCACACCTTGTGATGTATGGATTGATAACCTTGTTAATAAATCACATAAATTTCTGGGGGATATACCAGAGAACAAGAATATTATAAGGCTTAATGCTGAAAAAGAAGGCAAGAGAATGAACAGAATGCCTACTGAATTAAAGCCTCACGCTTGGTTATGGAACGCCAATGATTATAATCTTATGTGTAAAGAATTAGATTATGAAAAACCTACCACAGGATTAGTTAGTATCTATTGGCTATTAAATAATATTAAGTTTAACTCCATGACTATTACAGGGTACGATTTCTTTAAGACTCCTAATAGATATACGATGGAAGTACACCCAACTTCTAAAACATATGTATATCCAAGCCATGATATTACAAAAGATAAACACTGGATTATGAAATGGTTTGAAGAAGGTAAGTATGCCATTATCTGAACCACAAAAACAAGTATGTTTATCTAATAAGAGATTCAGAGTCCTAGTTACAGGAAGAAGATTTGGCAAGACACATTTATGCCTTACTGAAATACTTAGGAAAGCTAGGTTTGCAGATAACGGCAAGATATTTTATGTGAGTCCTACTTACCGAATGAGTAAGGAGATCATGTGGAAACAGCTAAAGAAAAAAGTTAAAGAATTAAGGTGGGTTAAATATATTAACGAAACAGAACTAACTGTAGTCTTAATTAATAATTGTCAGATTAGTTTAAAGGGTGCAGATAAGTCAGCAGATAATCTCAGGGGTGTTGGTCTTAACTTTCTAGTACTGGATGAGTTCTCAGACATTCCAGAGGAAGCATGGAGTGAAGTTCTTAGACCTACCATTTCTGACAAACATGTTAATGGAGAGGTGTTATTTGTAGGCACACCCAAAGGAGTTGGTAATTGGTCATTTGATATGTACCAAAAAGGTAAGTCAGGTGATCCAGAGTGGGAGTCATGGAAGTTCACTACAATAGAAGGTGGACAAGTAGAACCACACGAGATTGAACAAGCAAAAAAAGATTTAGATGAGAGAAGTTTTAAACAAGAATACTTAGCTTCATTTGAAACATACTCAGGCGTAGTCTATTATAACTTTGACAGAGAGAACAATGTTAAGCCTTGTAAATATGATCCACAAGCTATTATCCATGTGGGCTTAGACTTTAACATTGATCCAATGTCAGCTTGTTTATTTCATTTAAAGAATAATGTAGCAGAGTTCTTTGATGAGATAGTTATTTACTCCAGTAACACAGATGAATTTATTGATGAGTTATTAGGAAGATATCCTAAAAATAAGATTGTAGTTTATCCTGATCCAGCTTCAAGACAACGCAAGACTTCTGCTGGTGGAAGAACTGATTTAACAATCTTGACCAATGCTGGTTTTAATGTTAAGTGTAAAAATACTCATGCTTTAGTTAGAGATCGGATTAATAGTGTAAATTCAAGATTAAAGAATTTTGATGGTTCAAGGAATATATTTATTGATCCCTCTTGCAAAAACCTTATTAATTCGTTAATGAAACAAATGTATAAAGAAGGTACAAATATACCTGAAAAAACTGGACACGATCATATGGTAGACGCACTTGGTTACGGCATAGAATATATCTTCCCCATAACTTCAAACTTACCACCTTCACAACCTAAGAGATTTAGCTAATGGCATATTCAAGACAAGAAATTCTAAAACAACACGATCATTACAAAGCATTTGCAGACAGATGGCAATATTTTATCCGTTCTTATTTGGGTGGGGAAGAATACAAAGAAGGTAAGTTCCTACAAACCTACAACCTAGAACTAGAGAATGAGTTTTACAAACGATTAAGATTCACTCCATTAGATAACCATTGTAGAAATGTAGTTCATATTTATTCATCATTCCTATTTAGAATCAAGCCAACTAGAAAACTAGGTTCATTAGAGCAAGACTCTACCATTAATATGTTCTTAGATGATGCTGATTTAGAAGGTAGATCATTCTCTCATTTGATGAGAGAGTTGCAAACTTACGCTAGTGTTTATGGTCATTGCTGGGCTATCATGGACAAACCAAACTCCAATGCAAGAACTAGAGCAGAAGAATTAAACCAAGAGATTAGACCTTACTTAAATATCTATACACCTGAGAATATTGTGGATTGGAATTACACCAGAGCAACTTCAGGAAAATATTACTTAGATTATTTGAAGGTTAGAGAACACAAAGACAGCCAAAAAGAAATCTATCGTGTTTGGTACTTAGACAAAATTGATACAGTTAGATTAAACAGCGTAGGTGTTACTGACCCTGTGGTTATAGACTCTGTTGATAATCCTTTGGGACAAATCCCAGCAGTTATTCTACTCAATCAAAGAAGTCCTATGAGAGCAGTAGGGGTTTCTGATCTAACAGATATAGCTGACTTACAAAGAGCAATCTATAATGAGTTATCTGAAATTGAACAATTAATTAGATTATCCAATCACCCTTCCTTAGTTAAGACTAGAGATGTTGATGCTTCTGCTGGTGCTGGTTCTATTATTGAAATGCCTGACAATTTAGACACTAATTTAAAACCATATTTACTTCAACCTAGTGGGTCAAACATAGACTCAATTTTAAGAACTATTGAAATGAAAGTAGATTCAATTAATAGACTTGCTCATGTAGGTGCAGTTAGATCCACATCTGATAGAGTATCTTCTGGTGTTGCACTCAGAACAGAGTTTCAATTACTTAATGCAAAACTTACTGAGAAAGCAAACTTAATGCAATTGGCTGAAGAACAAATTTGGAGATTGTATGCAAGATGGCAAGATAAATCTTTTGACGGGGAAATCATATACCCTGATTCATTTGATCTTAGAGATTGGGCAACTGATTTAGAAGTATTACAACAAGCCAAAGCATCTAACATTAAATCTAATACCTTTGTTAAAGAACTAGACAAACAAATAGCAAGAACAGTTATTGAAGATGATGAAGTATTATCTATAATTGATGATGAAATAGACCAATCAACAACGAGGTTAGGTGAGTTTCCAATTACACAGATTGAAACACCTACTATTTAATAGTGGCAAAAGATTTATTAAAAGAACTCCAAGCCTTTCGTGCTGAAGCACTTACTTCATTGGAAGATAAACAACAAGAACTTTTAATTAAAGCATTACAAAGATTAGAGGCAGATGTTGTAGCAAAAGTTAGTAAGCTACCTAATGCGAATGGTATTTTATTTGATACTAGATTAGCTATTGAAATAAGACCTAAACTCCAACAAGCCATTGAGCAACTTTATTTGCAACCAGTGCAATCTTTTATAAAGGATTATGATAAAATAGCTGGGAACATTGTAGCAACATATGGAAAACTTCCAATACCATCAGAATTTGCACAAATAACTGAAATAGACTTAAGTGTCATTCAACAACTAAAAAAAATTAGCTTCTCACAATTCCAAAACTTAGGAAATGAGTTTGTTGATACTTTAGCAAATGAAGTGTATCAAAGCACTTTAGTTGGAAGACCCCTAAAAGATATGATTAGTACAATTAAGGGTAAAATTAATGGTATCTATCAACAAGCTGATTCTAAAAAAGCACAAGAGTTGGTAAATTATATTGCTAATAATCCCAATGGTGCAGAAGTAGATACAGCAGTTTCTCAATTACAAACAGTCTATGGAAGAAATAGTTTGGGCGATAATTTAAATAGATATGCAACTCAAATAGTGCAAGATTCATTAATGGGATTTGATGGTCAATTTGCAAAATATAGAGCAGATGAAGCTGGATTAACTTCCTATATTTATTATGGTAGTTTAATAAGAGATAGTAGAGATTTTTGTGTAGAGCATTCTGGTCAAGTTTTAACAGAAGCAGAGATTAGAGATATTTGGGCAAACGAAACTTGGGCTGGTAAAGCACAAGGAGATCCATTTGTTGTTAGAGGTGGTTATAACTGTCGCCACAGCTTTCAACCAGTCAATCCAGATTGGATAGATGCTATAGGCAACTATAAATTAGATTGACAAAACAGGCAGTAAAATAATATAAGGAGTAATACAATGAACGAGCAACAAAACAAGAACTCGGTGGAACAAACTCAAGTTCCTACAAAAAATGAGGAAATAGTTACTGAAGTTTCTAGCGAAGCTAAAGTGGACTCTAAGGCTTTTACAGAAGAACAAGTAGAAGCAATAGTTCAAAGAAGATTAGAGAGGTATAAAAAAACTGTATCTAATAAACTTGATGGACTTGACTTAGAAGAAGCTAAAAAACTTCTTGAAGAAAAGAAACAAAAGGAACAAGAACTTGCCTTACAAAGAGGCGAATTTGATAAAGTGTTAAAAGATACAGTATCAAAAAAGGATAGTAGAATATCTTCTTTGGAATCTGAGTTACAGAAGATTAGAATTGACGAAACATTAGTCAATACAGCTTCTCAACTTAAAGCAATTAATCCTAATGAGGTGAAAGCCTTATTAAGAAGTTCCTTGAAGTTAAATGACTCAGGTAAAGTAGAAGTGGTTTCTGAAAATGGAACTCCTCGCTACAATGATAAGGGCGATATAATGAGTGTGAACGAATTAGTTGCCGAATATCTAAATAACAATCCACATCATGTGGTCGCTTCCCCAAGAGGTAGCGGTTCGCAAAGTGGGATTGGTGGCAATACACTAAAGCCATTTAATATAGCTGATTTAGATTTAAGCAAAGCAGATGACCGCAAGGTTTATGCAGAGTTTAAAAAACAAAGAGATCAACAGGGTGGATTGAAGGCAAAAATAGTAAATAACAATTAACCTAAAGGACAAACAAACATGGCAAACGAAACAACATCAAGCACACTAGCGGAACTGTACACAGAGATTATTCAAGAAGCGATTTATACCTTCCAAGAAAACTCTGTTATGCGACCACTAGCAACAACCTACTCAATAACTGGTGCTGGAAAACAAATAGCTGTACCTGTATATCCAGCAGTTAGTGCATCAGCATTAACCGAAGGAACAGACCTATCAAATACTGCTATTAACCCTACTGAAGCTACAATTACTGCTTCTGAAGTGGGTTTAATGACAACTCTAACTGACTTAGGTAGAGATTCTGCATCAAGAAATGTAGCATCAGATATCGGTAAGTTATTTGGAGATGCTTTAGCTAAAAAAGTAGATGTAGATTTATCAGCACTATTCGCTTCATTTTCAAGCGACATAGGTGGTAATACAAGCGAACTAACTGCTGACCTTCTTTTTAAAGCACAAGCAACTTTAAGAACATTGGGAGTACCCGCACCATACTACGGTGTGTTTCACCCTAAAGCAGTTTTCAACTTGAAGAAAACTTTAACAAACGCTGGTTACACTACATCATCAAATGCAATTTCTGAAATCGGAAACAAAGCATTGATGGACGGATATATCGGCAGAATAGCTGGTATTGATGTATTTGAAAATGCTAACTTAGTCGTAGATGCCTACGATGACTCAGTTGGTGGAGTATTCCACCCTAGTTCAATCGGTCTTGCAATGAAAGCAGATTTCAAACTTGAATCTCAAAGAGATGCTTCTCTAAGAGCAAGTGAAATCGTTGCAACTATGACTTACGGAACAGGTGTTATTAAATCTAATTACGGTGTTGCAGTAACTGTGGACACTGCATTTTAATTAATGCTACCAATGGTGGGGAGTAAAATCCCCACCTACTTAAAGGATTTAATATGGCGAATTTTACAGTAGATACAGATTTAACATTTTACCAATCAGACATTTTAGGATTTGGGATTGCTAACTTCACAACTCCCAATGATTACCACGCACAAGCCAGAGCAGATATAGAACGAGATTTAAGAATTAAATGGTTTCCAGTTTATAAAACAAACATTGAAAAAAACATTTCAGTACTAGGTACTGTAGAGATGGACGGAACTAAACTAACAAACTCACAATGGAAAAGATGTTCTGTATTTAAAGTAATATCTGATTACGCTTGTCCATTACTTACTAAATTTAACAGTTCTGATAACCTTGATAGATTTCAAGTAATGATGAACCATTACAGCACACTCTATGAAAAAGAACTTACTGATGTAATGAGAGATGGTGTTGAATATGATGATGACTCCTCTGGAACAATAACCACATCTGAGAAAGAACCTTATCATAGACTTAGATTGATAAGATGAAGATTACTGTTAGTGATAATGTCCTTAAAGTTGCCAATAATTTTGACAAACAAATTAAAGAACAACCACTTTTAGTAAAAAAGGCATTGAGTGCAACTGCCGAATTTCTTATATTTTTAATTAAGCAAAAAACAAAAAAAGGAATAGATGTAGATGGCATACCATTTGTATCCTACACACCTGAATATAAAGAATTTAGACAAGATAAGGGATTTGGAACTAAGCCTGATTTATATTTTTCGGGCAACATGATAAGCAACATTGTCCACAAAGCCACCTCAAGTAGTGCCAATATATTCTTTGCAAGTAAGTTTGAAAATACAAAAGCACTACAAAATCAAAGTAAAAGGAAATTCTTTGCTATTGGTGGTAGAGATGTTAATTCAATACTTGATGTCTTTAAAAAAGAATTTAACAAAGGAAGTAAAATATGAGCAAAAGAGAATCTATAGCAAATAATATTATCACTGTACTTACTGCGGTAACCAGTCCTATTACTATTAAGAAGATTACTAGAGAACCTTTTAATATATCTGAATTATCAGAACAGCAATACCCAGCAATTTTTATTCAATCAGGTAATGAATCAAGAAGCGATGAAACCATGACCTCTACAAGCGTAACAAGACAGGCACAAGCTGAATTTGTAATAGTGGGATTTGTCAAAGGTACAGACACAAACATAGACACAAAACGAAATGAATTAATCACAACTATTGAAACAGCATTAGAATCTGATAGAAGCAGAGGTGGGTATGCAAAAAAAACCGAAATTGTAGATGTATCTACAGATGAGGGAACTTTATATCCAATCGGTGGAATCAGAATAGTTGCTAGAGTAATCTATCAATATACTGCTGGTACACCTTAACATTTAACAAAAGGAAACCTAATGGCGACACACACAGGCTCAGAAGGTACAATTAAAATTGGAACAGATGTAGTTGGAGAACTAAGATCATTCTCATTAGAAAGTACTGCTGAAACTATTGAAGATACTTCAATGGGCGACACTAACAGATCATACAAAGTAGGGCTGAAATCTTTTACTGGAAGTGCATCTGTATTTTTTGACGAAACAGACGCTGGACAAATACTTTTAGTAGCTGGTGCAGAAATAACAATTAACACTTACCCCGAAGGTGCAACATCTGGAGATACTTACTACACTGGTTCAGGTATTGTTACTGGAAGAACAATCAATTCATCTTTTGATGGAATGGTAGAAATGGAAATTTCATTTCAAGGTAATGGTGCATTAACAGAAGCAACAGTTTCATAATAAGGAAGAAATAAAACATGAGTGTAATAGATAGAGTTAAAGAACATTTTGAATCACAAGGGGTTAAACAAATTGAAGTTGCCGAGTGGGGCGAGGAAGGACAACCTCTAGTGATTTACAGCAGTCCATTTAATCTTGGAGAAAAACGAGGGCTTTTTAAAAACGCAAAGAATGATGATTTAGGCGTTCTTGTAGATGTGATAATGTTAAAGGCTAGAGATAAAGATGGAAACAAAATATTTAAGTTAGATGATAAACAGACATTACTAACTTCAGCAGATCCAGAAGTAATAGGTAGAGTAGCAACGACAATGTTAAATACACTAACTTACGAGGACGCAGAAAAAAAGTAAAAACCGATTCAGAGTTGTATTCCATAATGGCTTTGGGTTATGAACTAAAAAAAAGTATGGAAGAAGTATTGTCAATGAGCCAAGAAGAATTTACTTATTGGATAGCTTATTTTAAGTTGAAGGCAGAAAAAGAGAAACAACATGGCACAAGATCAGCAATTAAACATAAGGCTTGATGTAATAGATGGTGCAAGTAAAGCCTTAAAAGGAATTAAAAATTCTTTATTTAGTTTAAAAGGTGCTTTAATTGCTATTGGTACTGGAGTAGCTGTTAAGGCTTTAGTTAATATTGGCAAATCTGCTGAAGAAACTAGAGTAAGATTAAATCTTTTAACTGGAGATGTAACTAAAGGTGGTCAAGCATTTAACCAGTTCACTCAATTTGCAGTAGATTCAAAAGTTCCTTTAGATGAAGTTATAGCATCAGCTAAAAAATTATTAGGGCTGGGTTCTTCACCACAAAGACTAGCTAAAAATTTAGAGATCATTAAAAACATATCTGCACAAACAGGTTTGTCTTTTGAACAAACTGTAGATCAATTTGGAAAAGCAACTACTAAAGGATTAGACAGTGCTAGATTATTTGCTGATGAAAACATTAGAGTTCTTATGGGAATCCCAAAAGGACTAGAAGTTAGTGGCAGAGAGGCTTTGTCATTATTTGAAAAAGACTTTTCAGGATCAGGTAGATTTGGTCAAGCAAATAAATCAATTAAAGATACTTTAACAGGAACTATTATAGGATTACAAAACTTATTGTTTGTATTTTCTAGTCAAATTTCAAAAGGATTTTTTGGAGAACTAAAAAAACAACTGGGAGATTTAGAAAAATTCTTTAACACTAATAAAGAGGTAATTATAAATTTTGCCAATTCAGTGGGAACTACATTAGCCAACGCTATTGTATTTGCTAGTAAGGCTTTTAAAATAGCATTTGATAATGCTAATTTATTAATAAGTTTATTTGTAAGTGCTAAAGTATTCCAAGCAATAAGAGCAATACAATCTATGGCAATTGCTATGGGTTTATTAAATTCATCTATACTTGCAAATCCTATTGCGTTAGTCTTAAGTGCTATTGCTGGTGTTATTGTTTTAATAGCTACTAATTGGGATAAATTAAGCAAAAGTATTTCAGACTATACAGCCAAAGTAAAAGAAGCACGAAAAGAAACAAGTGGCTGGTCAGTTGATATGAGTGGAGAAGTTGGAGAGGGATTAGCCAATGTTTTAGGAACAGATCAGGCAATTAAGGACTTAGAAAAAACTCAAGAAGCAATTAAAATAATAAAAGAAGAAATCTCCAAACCAATAAATGATTCATTTTTAGAAAAAATATTAGATAAGTTTAAAGAATTAACTGAAATAACAAAAACTACAACTACTGTTATTGCAGAAGAAATGGTTAACGCTATTGATAAAGTTTCTCAAGGTATTGCAGAATCTATTGTTCTTGGAAAGAATTTAAAAACATCATTAAGAGAAGTTGCTCAAACCATCTTAGTAGATATAATAAAAGCACAATTAAAAGAAATTGGTGTTCTATTGACAAAACTTGCTTTAGAAAAATCAATTCTATTTTATAAACAAGCACAAGCATCAGTAAGTGGTGGTAGTGGAATATTTAGTTCAATACTAGGTGCTTTTGGTAGCGGTGGCACAACAGCTATTGACACATCAGTTATATCTCCTTTTGCAGAGGGTGGAAGTGTTAAAGGCGGAGAACCAATTACTGTTGGAGAAAGAGGTAGAGAAGTATTTATGCCTAACACAGACGGAACAATAATACCTAGTGAGAAATTGGGTGGTGTTAATAATATTAATTTCACAATCCAAGCAAATGATGTTAGAGGTATTAAGGAATTATTAATAGATAATAGAGCAACTATTACTAATATTGTAAATCAAGCACTTAACTCAAGGGGCAAATCAGCTTTAATATAATATGAGTGGTCAATTTCCTACATCTCCAGTACCAATGTCAGTAAACATAGCTTCAGACCAAGCCACTATTGTTTCAACAACTGTTTCTGGAAGAAGACAAGCAAGACAAATTGATGGTCAAAAATTTAAACTAACATCAAAATTTCCAGTAATGTCAAGGGTAGAGTTTGCACCCATCAAGGCATTTGTAATGAAGCAAAGATCACAACTAAATACATTTACTTTTATTCCACCAACTATTTCTAATGCACAAGGCTTAGCTTCAACTGTGATTTCTACTAATGCTTCTATAACTGCTGGTGCGATTACCGGCACAGTAGATGGTATGACAATATCAACTAACGGAATATTAAAAGCTGGAGATTACTTTAGATTCACAGGTCAAACAAAAGTCTACATGGCTGTTGATGATTTAAACGCAGACGGATCAGGAGAGGGAACTTTAACATTTGAACCACCTTTAAGAACTACTGTCGCAGACAATGCTATCATTATTTATGACAATGTAGATTTTACAGTAGGGCTTAATGGAGATATTCAAGAATACTCAATAGGAGTAAATAATTACTTTCAATATGAAATAGATTTAATTGAGATATTATAATGGCAAGATCCTTATCAGCTTCTATAATTTCGGAATTAGCCACCAACTCTTTAAACCCTGTTGAATTAGTTTATCTAGGAGTAGAAAATGGTTATTATTTTACAGACCATTATAAAAATATTACTTTTGATAGCAATACTTATGCCTCATCATCTGTTTATCTTGGTTCTTCTGAGGCTAGTGAGTCTTCTGAAGTTGCTGTTAACAATCTTGTTGTTAATTTTTCAGGTGCAGACCAAGTTATTATTTCTTTATTTCTTCAAAATGAATACATGGATAAAAGAGCTTGGGTGTACAGAGGTTTCTTAAATGATAGCCAAGAACTAATTAGTGAGCCGTTTTTACTATTTGATGGAAGAATTGAAAACTTAAATATAGAAGAAAACGAAACCACATCTAATGTAAATATATCTATTGCTTCACACTGGGCAGATTTTGATAAAATAAAAGGAAGAAGAACTAACACAAATTCTCAAAGGTTACATTTTTCTAGTGATAAAGGATTTGATTATGCTTCTCAAACAGCAAAGGAAATCAAATGGGGCAGAGGATAAAAGATATTTATAGAGTTGTTGCTTTATATAGACAATTTACAAGATATGATAAGTTGCACTATCAAGACATAGTGAAATTAATTTTACCATCTATCAATTTAGGTCAATATCAAATACACAGTAATAAAACTAAAGATGTAGGTTTTACAAATTGGGCATTTTTAAATGATAATGTTGAACAAAGATTTATGACTACTGGAAGACTTAAAAGTAATGAGTGGAACTGCGGTCATAACGCTTGGCATATTGAAACTGTTGCCAAAAGTAATGTTAGGGAAATTATGAACTGGACTAAAGAATATTTCAAAGGAGTCCTAGAAATTAACCAACCTTTAAAATGGTTAAGAATATCTGATAACTCTCATATTTATAGAGTATCTAAAAAACACAAAAGGGAGTTTCACATCTAATGGGATTAGATCCAGTAACAGCCGCCATAGTACAATTTGTCGTAGTAACGGCTATTAGCTGGGTATTAAAGCCAAAGCCACCTAGCCAACCTAGCCAACCAGAAGCAATACAAGGCATCTTAGTTAATAAAGCCTCTAACAACGAACCTATTCCAGTTGTTTATGGAACAAGACAAGTTGGTATTTCAAGAGTATTTGTAGAAAGTTCAGGAACAGACAATCAATCTCTTTACATGGCTGGAGTACTTTGTGAAGGTGGTGGATATGGAATTGAAAGTATAGAAGAAATTTATGTTAATGATAAATTAGTAACTTGGAGTGGTTCTTTAGATCATGGTGTAGTTAGAACTGTAAATAGTGGAGATGCCAATTATTACAAAAGTGAAAGTTTAATCTCTGTTCAATCTTTTAAAGGATATGATGACCAGATAGCATCTACCCTATTAGATGAAAGCACAAGCTGGGATAGTGATTACAAATTATCCAATGTAGCCTATGTTGCGTTTAAGTTTAAATGGAATCAAGACGCATTTAATTCATTACCAGAAATTAAAGTAACCTTAAAAGGAAATAAAATTTACGATCCAAGATTAGATTCAACAAAAGGTGGTTCGGGAACACATAGAGAGGACACAGCATCAACTTGGGAATATTCAAATAATTCACCATTAGTTCTTTTGGACTATTTAAGAAATCAAAGGTACGGAAAAGGTATTCCTAATTCTGCATTTGAAACAAACTACGATTCTTTTAAAACTTCAGCAGATACATCAGAAACACAAGTTACACCCTATACTGGCGGTGCAACTATTAATTTATTTGAAACCAATGCTGTAATTCCTACAGAGGATAAAGTTATTGATAATGTAAGAGAATTATTAAATCCAATGAGAGCAATATTTAATTATACTCAAGGTAAATATTTTCTAATTATAGAAGATGCCAATAGTTCTGTATTTAGTTTAAACTCCGATAATATTATTGGTGGTATTAAAATATATGGAGAGAAAAAAAATACGAAGTATAATAGAATAATTGGAACATTTGTTAATCCATTAAAAGAATGGCAATCAGATACAATATCATTTCCACCTTATGATGATTCAGCTTTACCAACAGCAGACCAACACGCAACTATGTTGGCACAAGATAATGGAACTTTATTAGAAGGTAACTTTGATTTTAAATTTATAACCAGTCCTTATCAAGCCGAAGAACTTTGTGAAATTGTTTTAAAAAGATCAAGAAATGCTTTATCAATAGAAGTCTTGGTAACCTCTGAGGCTTTAAATTTAACCATAGGAGATATTGTAGATATAACTTACTCCACTGGTGGTTTTAGTGCCAAGCCTTTTAGGGTTTATGGACTATCAATAAATACTAATAACACAGTTGGTTTAAAACTTATTGAACACCAAGATAATTTTTATACTTGGAGTTCTAAAGCACAAGCACCAACTATAGCTGATACAGTTTTACCAAACCCATTTACTGTCCAACCACCAGCTTCCGTTACATTGTCTGACCAATTAATTGCCTACAATGATGGTACTGTCATAGTAGCATTAGATATCTCAATAGGTGCAAGTCCTGATTCTTTTGTTGATTATTATCAAGTGGAATATAAGAAAAATTCTGAAACAGATTATATTATCTATTCACAAGGTAGTGGATTAAATCACAGAGTGTTAAATGTTATTGACCAAGAAATTTACAATGTAAGAGTTAAGGCTATAAACACATTAGGAATCTCATCTACTTATGCTTCTGCTACTAGAACTATTATTGGTGCGATTGCACCACCAGCAGATGTTGAAGATTTTTCATGCAATGTAATTAATGGAGATGCTCATTTAAGTTGGTCTGCAGTAGCTGACCTTGATCTTGCCTATTATCAAGTGAGATACTCTACTGCTATTAGTGGTGCTGAATGGCAGAACTCAGTTAATTTAGTTAATAAGATTGCACGACCAGCCACCTCAGTAACTGTTCCAGCACGAACAGGTAGTTTTTTAATTAAGGCAGTTGATAAGCTAGGAAACTTTAGTACCAATGAAGCAGTCATTATAAACACTATTGTTAGCGATTTAAACGCTGTTGCAACCCAAACAGAATCTCCAACTTTTTCAGGAACAAAAACTAATGTTATTCTTAATGATAGTAATTACCTAAGATTAGGTTCTTCAGAATTATTTGATTCAGCAGTTGGATTGTTTGACGATGGTACAGACTTATTTGAATCAGGATTAACAGCTAACGATTTGTATGCTACAGGGCATTATGATTTTGCAAGTATTATTGATCTTGGTGCAACCTACAAATCAAGAGTAACAGCTTCTATTACTCAAAGCGTTGATAACATAGATGACTTGTTTGATAATAGAGTTGGATTATTTGAAGATCAGGGTTCTAACTTTGACGGAGATACACCATCTAATTGTGATTCACATTTAGAATTGGCTACTTCAACTGATAATATAACTTACACTTCATTTAGAAATTTTGTGGTGGGAGATTACAATGCCAGATACTTAAAATTTAGATTGGTTTTATCTTCTTTAGATTTGGCTTCTACCCCAGTAGTTCAAACAGTAAGCGTTACTGTGGATATGCCGGATAGAATATTTAGTAATAACGACATAACTTCAGGATCAGGAGTTTATTCTATTGTCTTTACAAATCCATACTATTCAAGTAATTACGCAGTAGGTATTACTGCACAAGGTTTATCTACAGGTGATTATTACCTATTAACAAATAAGACAGTCAGTGGTTTTGATATTGCTTTTAAAAACAGTAGTGATATAGGAATAACAAAAACCTTTGACTATATTTCTAAAGGATATTAATTTATGGCACAAGCAGACCTAAGTATTGAGAATCAAAGTTTTCCAACATTTCGTACAGATTTAAATAATGCTATTACTGCATTAAACACAAATCATTCAGGTACAACCAGACCTACTTCTGCTGTTGCTGGAACAATTTGGCTAGACACAACTTCTGCAACCACTCCTACTTTAAAATTCTTTGATGGAACTGACGATATATCTTTAGCAACTATAGACTACACAGCTAATACAGTTAATTGGTTAGACAATACATCTTCCATTACAGGACTTTCAAGCACAGCAACAGGAACAGTTTTAACTCTTACAGATTCAGTTTCAACATCAACAGTTAATTTAATTATAGATAATCAAAAAGAAGTTAGATTTAGAGAAACAACTGCCAATGGAACTAATTATATTGGATTAAAAGCACCGACCAGTGTTGCTACTGATTTAACTTTTGAACTTCCCCCATCATACGGGACTGTTGGACAAGCATTAATAACAGATGGATCAGGCGGTTTATCTTTTGCTTCTGCTGGAAGTATAGCATATGGATTATTTTCTAAAATTGACCCAACAGTTGTTGCTTGGGATAAAACAGGTGCTTTCACAATGGAGACCAACACAGGATTATACATTGAAGTTAATGGTGAT